GGTGTCATCGAACCTCAGGTTATTGAAAAAATTGAGACTGAAATTAAGAATGCTCCGCGCGCGTACAAATATGAAACGCAAGTCCGTGAGTTTAAGAATTTCCTCTCGTTACTCAAATCAAAATAAGGAGTCATATATGACTGATCAATACACTGAAGATCAAGTCGAGCTCCATGACGAAGTTGAGAACGAAGTCGTGGAAGAAGGCATGGATCCAAAGAACGCTGAGCAACAGTCAATTGCTTCTGTAGATAAAGCTGGAGAAGTTACCAAGCAGGCACCCAAGCGTAAGGGTGATAAAGCTGTTGGTGACAAAAAAGCTCCTAAAACTAAAGCTGGCATGTTAAATGCTGCGTTTAATGCTCTTGCTGCTATGCGGAAAGAAGACTTAGCGCTAGCAATGAACAAGCTGTTAGATGAAGACGAAGAAACACAAGGTACTCCAGTAGTTGCTGCTGAAGATGCTGAGTATGACTTCTCTGAAGATCTAAATGCTTTAGTAGAGTCTGAAGCTACTCTCTCTGATGAGTTTAAGCAAAAGACAGGTATTATCTTTGAAGCAGCTGTAAAGTCTAAAATTTCAGAAGAAATCGACAGACTAGAAACTCAGTACAAAGAAGAGCTTGAGTCTGAAATTTCTCAGACTAAAGAAGACATGGTAGAGAAAGTCGATTCATATCTCAACTACGTAGTTGAAACATGGATGGAAGAAAACAAGGTCGCTATCGAAACTGGACTTAGAACAGAAATTGCTGAAGGGTTTATGAATAACCTGAAAGATCTGTTTACAGAGTCTTACATCGAAGTACCTGAGTCAAAAGTTGACCTAGTAGATGATTTGGCTGAGCAAGTTGCAGAACTTGAAGCAGCAGTTAACGATTCAACATCTAGAGCACTTTCTATGGCAGAAGAACTTGAAGGTTATAAGCGTGATGCTATCATCCGTGAAGCTTCAAGAGACTTAGCTGAGACTCAGATCGAAAAGCTTAAGAGCTTGGTTTCTAACGTAGACTTTGAAGATGATGATACATTTGCTACTAAGGTTGCAACTGTTAAAGAATCATACTTCAGAACTAAGTCAACTGACACTACAATCATAGAAGCTGATGAGTCTGATGACGAATCAGTAGAAACTAATGACGTAATGGATCAATATCTTAGAGCGATCCGCAAGTCTGCACAATAATAAAAGGAGTTCCAACAATGATGGAATCATATGACCACCTAGTAAATAAATGGGCACCAGTACTCAACGAAGAGTCTGCTGGCACCATTGCGGATTCTCATCGTAAGTCGGTTACAGCTGTTGTTCTTGAGAACACAGAAAAAGCCCTTCGTGAGCAACGCGCACAAAACAACTTCTTGACAGAAGCTCCTAACGGTTCTTCTACTGCTTCAGTAGATAACTGGGATCCTGTCTTGATCTCACTCATCCGCCGTGCGATGCCTAACATGATTGCATATGACATTTGTGGTGTCCAGCCAATGACTGGTCCTACAGGTCTCATCTTCGCAATGAAGGCAAGATATGGCCAGGGTGCTACAACTACTAGAGAAGCTCTCTTCAATGAAGCAGAGACTAACTACTCTGGTGACTCTTCAGCTACTCATGACTCAGATAACGCTTCTGGTCTGAATGTATCTAACCTCGACTCTGACTCAACTGCAGATGATGCTCGTTTGACATCTATCTTCGGTGGTGGTATGCCTACAGTAGATGCTGAAACACTTGGCACTACTGGTGGTTCATCATTCAGAGAAATGGGCTTCACAATCGAGAAGGCAACTGTTACTGCTAAGTCTCGTGCGCTGAAGGCTGATTACAGCTTAGAATTGGCTCAAGACTTGAAAGCGATTCATGGTCTTGACGCTGAGACAGAACTTTCAAATATTCTGTCTACAGAAATCTTGGCTGAAATCAACCGTGAAGTTGTTCGTACTATCAACTCACAAGCTAAGACAGGTGCTCTTCAGGCTTCTACAGCAGTTAACGGTATCTTTGACTTGTCAACAGATGCAGACGGCCGCTGGTCAGTAGAGAAGTTCAAGGGTCTGATTGTCCAATTGGATCGTGAAGCTAACGTAATTGCAAAAGAAACTCGTAGAGGAAAGGGTAACTTTATCCTTTGTTCTTCTGACGTTGCTACAGCACTTGCTGCTTCAGGTATGCTTGACTACGCTCCTGCGATGTCAACTAACTTGAACGTCGATGACACTGGTAATACATTTGCTGGTACATTGAATGGTCGCCTCAAGGTCTACATTGACCCATATGCGTCTACAGACTATGTAACAGTTGGTTACAAGGGTTCAAACGCTTATGACGCTGGTGTATTCTATTGCCCATACGTTCCATTAACAATGGTACGTGCAGTTGGTGAGAACGACTTCCAGCCACGTATCGGGTTTAAGACTCGTTACGGAATGATCTCTAACCCATTCGTAACTGGTGGACCAACTGACGGTCTTGCAACTGTTAAGACTAACCAGTACTACAGAATCTTCCGCGTTGACAACATCCTCGCATAAGATCTGAATACAATAATAATAATGTTTCTCCTTAAGTGATTAAGAGCCCCGCAAGGGGCTCTTTTTTTTGTATAAATACTTGTATGGCTATATTAACTCCTAATACAACTGTTTCTGTCGATAACGCACCAACGAGCTTTTCTACTGTAAGTTTGTTGCAACCCACTGCGTTTAAACTTACCATTGATAGAGAATATTATGCTAACTTAGAGTTCTTTGCTCAATCGGTATTGCACCCAGCAATGTCAATGTCCGCAGCTGAGATTCCATATAAGCGAATAGGCTCTGTGCCTTTTCCTGGAGATAAGTTGACTTTTGGTGAGATGACGTCTATAATAATAATTGACGAAGATCTAAATGCATATACAGAGATGTATAACTGGATGCAGAGATTAGTAGAAACTAACTACAAAACTCCCGGTGATAGAACAGAAACTACTCCTCCTAGCACTGCTGATATAACAGTATCAGTTCTAAGCAGTCATAATAATCAAACAAGACAAATTCGTTACTTAGATTGTATACCTACTCTGTTAGGAGATATCAGTTTCGAAGCTACAACTGGAGATGTCGAATTTCTAACGTTCCCTGTATCGTTTAGATTTAGCTATTTTGAAATTAAATAAATTATGAATTATGACCAAGCTGTATATCAAGCAAAAAAATATCATATCGCAAGATACTATTGATTTTTTAGTAGAAGAAAGTAAATCTACGTCTTTTCGACGTTCACAGGTTACTGGTCCTAACCGTTATTCTGATTATAGAACATCTAAACAAATTGATTTTCATTTATTAGATTTACCTGATGTGGTTGAAGCTGTAACAAATTTAGCTTTTAAATTCGAGGTATGTGATAATTGGGAAGATGTTAAAAATAGGGAAACTATAAATTTACTCTTATATGAAAAGGGTGGAAAGTTTATTAAGCATGAAGATGTAATTGATCCTAGAAATAATAGAGTAAGATATTTTTCCTCTAGCATTTTGATAGCTAAGTCAGAAGATTTGGTAGGGGGCGATTTAATTTTGTATAGTGATGATGATTTACCATTTAAAATAGATTTAGAAATTGGTGAAGCTGTTTTGTTTCATAGTAATAGATTTCACGAAGTCACTGAAGTAAAACAAGGTTGGAGATTAGCCTTGATTGTATGGCTATCTAAATAAGGTATATGATGAAAGAACTAGAAACTATTCTCTCTATGTGGGAGACAGATTGTATAATTGATGAGCTCCATTTAGATAAAGCTTCTCGAGAAACTCCTAAGCTACACGCCAAGTATCTACAGTTATTAGCTAATGCTAAAATGCGTCTTAAACGCAGTGAAATGAAACAAAAGTCATTACTCAAAGATAAATGGCTTTATTATAATGGAAAGATGTCTCCTGAAGATATTGAAGCCAAGGGGTGGATACAAGATCCTTTTGATGGTTTAAAAGTATTAAAAGGAGAAATGGATTATTATTATGATTCTGATAAAGAAATCCAAGCATCAGAAGAACTTGTTCAATATTGGAAGACTATAATCGACACACTTAATAGTATTATAGATAATGTAAAGTGGCGACACCAAAATATTAATAACATGATCAAGTGGAGACAATTCGAAGCCGGTGGTTGATTTAACTATATCATTAAAAAATCATTCTATGATGACTGTCATTTGCGATAATAGAGGAGTTGCCGAAGAGCTCTCAGATTATTTCTCTTTCTTTGTGCCTGGATATAAATTTATGCCAGCATATAAGAATAGAGTATGGGATGGCAAGATTCGTCTTTATAATACTTTAAATGGAGATTTGAATACTGGTCTATATGACTACGTTAAGTTATTTTGCAAAGATAGGGCATATACTATTGATGAGGAAGAAACCGAATATGGTATGCCTGGAAAGAAAAAATCTATTAATGTAGATATATTTGATCAATTTATTAAAGCTTCTCATTTGCCTTATGAATTAAGAGATTACCAAAAAGATGCTATTTTGCATGGATTGGTTAATAAACGAGCCATTCTATTATCTCCAACCGGATCGGGCAAATCTTTTATCATTTATATTCTTATGAAATATTATATGAGTATATTAAATGAAGATAAAAGAGTATTGGTTATTGTTCCTACAACATCCCTTGTAGAGCAGATGTATAAAGATTTTAAAGATTATGGTATGAATGTAGAGAATGCAGTTCATAGAATATATTCTGGCCATGATAAAAAAACTAATAAGAGAGTAATTATTTCCACATGGCAGTCCATATACAAGTTGCCTAAAAAATGGTTTGAACAATTTGGCATGATTCTTGGAGATGAGTGTCATGGATTTAAATCCAAATCATTATCTTCTATCATGAATAAGGCTGTAGAAGCAGATTATAGATTTGGTACAACAGGTACCTTAGATGGAACGGTGACTCATAAATTAGTATTGGAAGGATTATTTGGGCCAGTCTATAAAGTCACTACTACAAAGGAATTGCAAGATAATGATACACTAGCTCCTTTAAGTATTACTGTGTTATCTTTAGACTATTCCGAAAAGACTAGACAAGAACAAAAAGAAACCACCTATCAACAAGAGGTTGATTTTTTAGTAACTAATGATAAAAGAAATAATTTTATCAAAAACCTAGCATTGAAACAAAAAGGAAACACATTAGTATTATTTCAATTTGTTGAAAAACATGGTAAAGTATTGCATGACTTAATATCTGATCAAGCCGAAGATAATAGAAAAGTATTTTATGTCTCAGGTGAAACAGATACTACAGACAGAGAAGCTATCAGGCGTATTGTAGAATCACAAAAAGATTCGATCACAGTTGCCTCATTAGGTACATTCTCTACAGGGATAAATATTAGAAACCTTCATAATATTATTTTTGCCTCACCTTCCAAGAGTCAAATTAAAGTTTTACAATCAATTGGAAGAGGCTTGAGAAAATCAGATGATGGGTCTGTTACTCAATTATTTGATATAGCTGATGATTTAAGATGGAAGTCAAAGAAAAATTACACTTTGCTTCATGCGGCTGAAAGAATAAAAATTTACGAGAAAGAACAATTTGACTTTAAGGTTGTTCCTATCGATATAGAAAATACTTGGTCGGAGAAATAATATGCATAAACAGCTCAAGCTTACTAATGGGGATGAGTTAATCTGTGAAGTTATAGAAAAAGATATTGATATGCTTGTTCGTAATGCTATGAAATTAATGCCTATGGAAGATGATGGTGATAATATAAGATATTATTCCTTTCGCCCTTGGATGTTATTACAACATGATGAAGACGCTGTTCAGCTTATTCATAGTCACCACATTGTGGGTGAAGCTACTCCTACTGCTAAGATGATGGAACAATACAAATATATAATGGAAGAGTTTAAAGCTCGCCCAGAAGAAGATCAGGAAATAGAATTTGACCTTGATGAGACTGATGAAGATGAAATATTGGATGATGCAGCCCCTGTTGTACACTAGTATATT